GTGGAATCCGTCTTAGAAAAAAGACCCGCCCTACTCAACACGAACTCATCTGGCATCTTGTCTTGCTTCGAGAAGTTACATCGACGACAAGCAGCGACTAGGTTCTCCGGATCATCGGATCCGCCTTTGGCTACTGGAATGATGTGGTCGACGGTTGTGGCGTCCATGCCGCACCAGTAACACTCTCGACCATCTCTTGAAAGTATACGAAGTCGTAACTTTTTCCATTGAGTCGAGTTGGACTTACGTTGTGAGTGTAGGGTCATCAGTAGAAGTTCCGTTTCTCATGAAATCGCCATGCGTTACACATCGAACCATAACGCTTCTCGATGTATTTGATCGTGGCATCTATCTGGCGAAAGGGATCGAGAGTCCGGTAATGCTCGGATCTCATTTGACCTAGTCCGTGATGACTCCCGTTCTTGGCTTTTGGGTTCCATCGTGATTCTTTGTAGATGATCTTAGATAGGCATAGGAATTGCTCGTAATTAACGATTCTTGAGTGTGCGTATAGCTTGTAGTTATCTATGTTTGTATTGGCTTCCGCTGGTGACGTGCCAACGACACATAGCACTCCCAATAGCACCAAACTACGCCTGCGAGCTTTACGGCGGAGCCGCTCGCCAGCGAGTGTGGAGCGTAGCCATATAGTCAAGTAACTGGCAAGCATGTGGATAACTTGAGCGGGTTTCCTGCGTGTCGTCCACAGGTTATCCACAGGGCTAATTAGATCCATCACAATTCTCCGAATGGTTCTTGATCGTCACTTGTAGGATCGTAACGGCAACAAGTACGCGCTCGCTATCAATCGACCACGTTTTACCGCAGCCGCAGGTGTGTTTGATTTCGGTTCTCATCTAACTATCCCCAATCCGCTCGCTTTTAGGATCTCCACATTCTCGTCACCCATAGCGCATAAGATCGCCGGCATAAAGATGCCCGCCGTCTTACCCTGCCCGCTGATGAATTTGAGATTACTAGGCAACACACAAAGCGCGTCTGCCCATTGCCACATTTCATCGAACCATCGAGCTTTAGAGATCTGGACTAGGGCTATGCCGTTATTGTGTTTACGGAACTTGTTAGCCCACGGAGTTACATCGGAGTACGGCGGATTCATCCACACTCGACCTTCCCACGGACTCACCAAGCCATCGTCGATGATCGTGTAGAACCGTTTAGCCGGTAGCCACGAAATGCCGTCCGGTGGCGATGACACATCGAGATCAAACTTAACGCCTAACGCCTCAAATATGAACGGCGGCGTGTAGTAGTCATCCGATGTCTGTGCATCGATCATTTTGTCCTCGATACCTAAATCCAAGAATTCGCTCATTTAGATCCGCCCCATCCTTTACCTTTAAAGTGGATCGGATTAGCCGTCCACACTCTCACCATTGGAATCATGCAACCATCGCAGTACGGGTTGCGTTCAAAGTTGTCTTCCATCGGTCTACGGATCGTCGTGACTTTGCTACAGACTTCGCACCGGTAGTCGTACTGCGCCACTATTTTGCGTCCGCCAGTTTGTTGATTCCCATAACGCCGCAAGATAGGCATTGAACCCAGACGACTGCTTCGCCTAGTGGAATCTCACTATTAAAGACTGCGTGATCTTTGACCATTTTTTCAACCCGACATTGGAAGCGTAGCTTCTCCATGACTGCTCCTTCTTAAGTTCTCGATCGGGTGCAAGTTGTATTGCTCGACCCAATAGGTAGGTTGGTCGCGTCTGCGCCACTTTTGATTCTTTGCAATCGCTACCGGTATCCAGCCCTTTAATACGTAGTTGGGACTTTTGCCGGTAACTAAGATGGCTATGTCTGTCGAACGGTCTGAGTCGTAGATAATCAAACTTCCGGAATCGTATTTCGTCCACTTTACTTCGATGATCGAGCCGACATCGGCTGTCCGTTTGAATCGTGAAGCGCGTGGGTTGAAGTCTTTAATCCCGAAGTATTTGGCGACGGCTATCTCGGCTCCAACGGACTCAGCGATCTCGCAGATGTAGTCATGGAATGACAGATTCTTGTTGTACCGCGAAACGTGATCGGGTTTACCTTCGATTTCCTCGACGCGTTCGATGGCAACTTTTGCAGCCGTCCATTCGTCCTCATGGGCGATTTTCATTTTCATTTGCACTCCATGCAAACCCAGAGCATCGTCAACCCGTGAGCGCCGTCGTAACGACCAAACTCGATCGGCTTCCACGCTTGGCACTTGTCGCACCATTCGAGCTTCGGCGGATCGACCTGATCCTTGATGACCGAGCCATCGACTTGGATCGTCGTACGTTCTCCCGTTTCTATTTTGATGATTTGTAATTCGCCCATTAGCTTCTCGCCGCCCATCCGCCGGTAGATGTGACTTCGTACCAGATAGGGCTGCATTGGTTGGCTTTAACTTTCTCAACGCAGACGTGACCACGGTAGGGCTTATTCGTCTTTGGAGACGTGCCTTCCTTGAGAAGCATGTGACCGTGTGCGCAGATCGGTGACTCGGCTACAATCTCGCCGCCTAGTTTTGTTTTGATGTCATCCATAGCAGATTTTGCCGTGGAGAATCCGTCCTCACCGAATGGCTTTGACCACGGGTCGTCCTCAATGAACGATTTCGGCATCGTCTCGACTTGCTCCATATTTTCTAAACTTGGCTTGGTGTCTGTGCCAAGAACTACGGACGCGCATCGACCTATCGCGCTGCTGACCGTATCCTCAACGTACCAGCGCTTCATCTGGACGTTATACGCGCCGACCATGCCGTGTGCGTAATCAATAGCCGCCGGCTTTTCGTCCTCGTAATTGCGATAGATCCGGCATTCGATCAGGATGTAGCCCTTCTCCGGTTGCCAATCAACTATCGATGTCTCGATCCGGTTGGTTGGGTAGGTTGCATGGAGTCTGATCACTTTTTGATTTACGGTCTCGTAACCGTCTAAGAATCCCACTAGCGGATCTCGGTATTCTTACGAGCTGCGATCTTGCCGCGAATAAATCCTTCGCGTTTGCCTTCTTTTAGCCCTAGCGTGTATCCGGCGGTAAAGCCCGCCAAGACTCCCAATAACATCCACACTGCGACTTCTTGTAGTGCGTACATATTTGCTCCCGTCGGGAACTACTGAACTTCGCTCCCTACGAATAGAGTGAAGCAAAGGTGCGAGATCGTCAAGAATCAGGCGTGATTTTGGGCGTGTCGGTTTGGTCTTTTGCCTTGTCCTTAAGTCCGTTTGATGCCAACACGGATCCAAGCGCACCGGTTAGGAATATCGTCAGAGTCGATAGAAGCTCGATGAACGCTCGATCGTTGGGCGCTTGATCGCCTAGTGGCTGGGTGACGAATATCAACGCGTAAAGCATTCCGGCAACCGAGAACATGAAAGTGAGAGCCAAAGCCACTCCGATAAATACAATCAATCTGGCTTTAAGTTGCTCGTTACTTAAGCGCTTTTGATGTGAACCCATTTGGATTTTCTCCGTAGATGTCCTCAGTGCAGACTCCGAGAGCTTTACATTGCGGCGGATTGCACTTAGGCGAATCCCAGTTTTCGAATTCTTGGCATTCATAGCGCGTCCAGCCCTGATAACCACAACCGGACAACCCTAGCAAAAGTCCCGCCGCTAGAGTTGCCCAGAGTAGTTTCCGAGTCACTTCCCCTTTAACCCGAAAGATGCGTCGTTAGGATTTAGGTAGCGCAAGACCACCGGTAGCACCGCAGCTAGTCCGGCTCCGGCGATCGCCTTTGGATCCGTAATCCCTGCCATGTAAACGGCGATAGAAGCCGCTAGAAATGAACGCGCCCAAGATGCAGCTAGTCCTTTGATTTCTTTCATTTCTTTTTCTCCTTTTTTAAGATCGAGAGCTTCGGAGTCTCGACTTTAATCGTTGGATACTCGCCCTTATACGGGACATATTTTGGACGACCAAAGCCGACCACTTCCTTGCCTATGGTGCGAGTTTTAACCATGACCATGCCGCCGTTGCGTTGGTCGCCGCTTCCGGATGTATTGCCTTCGATAGTAGTGATCGTCTTACCATCGATGCCGACGACAATGCCAACGTGAGAGATCCGGTCGACTCCGTCGTGTGGGAAGTCCATGAATGCGAGATCACCGATTGCTGGTATCTCATGCCACCGTGAAATCTCCTTGAATTTATGCGCACCCACCGCGGTCGATACGACCGAGTGAACCTTTACGCCGGCGGTAGCCAGCACCCAGTTACAGAAAGAACCGCACCACGGCAGGCCATCGGCTTTTGTGAATTTGCCGTATTTGGTTAGGTTGTCGCCTTCCTCGATTGTTCCGATTTCGGCTTTTGCTATTTCCAAAGCAAGCGCTGCTGTTCCGTTAGGGTGTGGCACTATGTTCTCCTTCGCATATCCATGTGCAAGTCTCTTCGTCTAAAGTTATATTTTCATGGCAATCAGGCTTTGGAGAGATAAAAGCGTCACGTGTTTCATCGTATGTGAAACCAATTCCAGCATAATTTTTTCGAATGTTTCCATTGTAAGAAGTGCGAACACATTTAAGATTTCTAAAATTACCGTACCAAGTTTCAGGATCTAGACCTTCAATAAGTTCAGTTTCATCAATTCCGGTTATGACTTCGATGACTATGTTTTGAGAGTTAATGAAAGCGTAGTGTGCCATTATGTCCAACTCACATTTCCCGAACCGGCAGTGATCGTCGTAACTTTGTAAGAACCGTCTGTCGCTGTTGATGCGGTAAGCCCTGCGCCAATAGTGATCGTTCCAGCCGAAGTTAGGTATCGAAGTATGACAACACCTGAGCCACCGTTGCCTGCTTTACCAGTACCACCAGCGCCTATTGAACGATTTGCGCCACCACCACCGCCGCCGGTGTTTGCTGTGGCATTTATTCCAGCCGAAAGTCCGTCCGCCGCTCCTGCCGCACCGCCGCCGGTTGCGCTTCCGCCGTAAGAACCACCACCACCGCCGCCTCGATTGATTGAAGTTCCGGTTATCGAACTCGATGAACCGCTACCACCTGCACCGCCCACGGTTGTCGTTGAATTGCTACCAATACCACCGGCACCACCACCACCACCGCCGGTATAAAGTGGATCTGAATATCCTGAACCGCCGCGATTTCCTTGACCAGATGTTCCAGCGCCGTAATCATTTACAACTACGCCGCCGGTTGCAGTTCCATGACCAGAACCGCCGCCTGAGCCACCCGCCGCAGCAGCAGTTGTATTGGCATTTTGTCCACCACCGTAACCGCCACCGGTTGATGTAACACTTGAAAATACAGAATTGGAACCGTTAGTAGAAAAGGATGTATTTCGTGTTCCACCTGTTCCACCACCACCGACCGTCGCTGTGAAATTTGTAGATTTAGCGCATACAAGTGTGCTTGTTAAATATCCACCTGCACCACCACCACCGAAAGAGCCACCACCGCCGCCGGCAATGACCAGATACTCCACATTAACTCCGCGTGAATAATTTTGAGAAGCCATAATTCCTAAAATTGGAGACATTAAGAAATATCGCCAATCACGGTAAAAGTATTTGATGCCGTGCAGATGATTGTGCAGGCTGAGTAACGAGCGCGCAAGACCGGAGCGGCGGCAGTTGCGCCAGTTGATGTGATAGTCACACCGGCACCGGCGACAAATGAAGTTAATCCGACTCCTATCGATTGAACGTTTATCTGATTCCCCGTCGTAAATACGGAAGGCGGAATCGTCACTGTTACCGCTGAAGCATTTGATGTCGTGACCAATTTTGCACTATCTGAAGCTACAAGAGTGTACGTGGTTCCCGTTTGCGCATTGAATGAAAGAGTTGTGTCATCTTGTTCGATCCACGTAAAATCTAGATCCGTTTCAGATGTCTTAGATAAGACTTGACCGGTTGTGCCACCTTTGAGATCAACGAAAGAAGCGTCGATTCCGTCTCCAAGTGTTTCGATTGCCGTGGCTCCGTCTTTGACCAAATCGGTCGAAGTTGGAACCGTCCAGCCAAAGTTCGGCGTAGTTGTTGCCATGTTCTCTCCTTTACGCGACGATGAAAGCGTCGTCCCAGATAAGTGTATTCGATAGTGTGTTCCAAGTCTCCGCGCCACTCACGTCGTCCCACTTCATGGCTTGAAGTGAGAACTCCGTCGGAGTCAGATACATGGAAAGAGTTAGCGAGTTCACGCCGGCTTGGATTTGCCACCCTTCTACAAATCCCTGAAATTTCAAACCCATGTTCAGTGGTAGGTCGTTGATCGTTATTGGCATACCCATGAACACATTGAGAAGGTTATCTCGGTCGGAATCGTCCAATTCTGGAGATCCGATAGGGAACGAGATCTGATTAAAGTTAGCCCGTGGATAGGCTCGGAGTCCAAGATAAAAAGCGGCTTGAGCTGTGGCATCGGCTCCATTTTCGAGCGTTGTCTGAATGGATTGAGCGAGAGTGCCATAAATGTCAATTGATGCCTGTTCGAAATCTGACACTTGTTGACCGTTCTTATATTGGATCGTGATGGAGTTTCTAACGTCTCCTGATCGAGTTGCCAATTGAAGTCCAGAAGCGAAGGCGTTATTTGCACTTAGATCGACATATCCATTTGTGGCAAGGTACGAGCTGCGATGAGTGCTGTCGGCGTAACTAATCTGACCCGCGCCGTTCTCGTATAGGTAGCCAAGCCCAGAGTTTGCTAGCGCAGCGACCAAAGTATAAGCATCGGTCACAGCCGCACTTCGAGCGGTCAATTCGTAGTTTCCGGTGTCTATCTGTCCAAGTCCGGAGTTCTCGGCATTTGCCCAAGTTGTAGTCGGATCGTAAGCAGCCCACGTGAGAGCCGCCGGAACTTCGTTCCATGCTCCGTAGAGGATTCCGGAAAGAACGTCATAGATCTGTTCACCATCTAATTCTTTTACCAGTACGCCTTCGGTTAGAACCTTTGGAAGCCTAGAAAGCGCACCGAGAGCGGTAATCGAAATTGTCTGCGTTATTCCAATGGAACCGCCGGATTGAACTCCCACGATGATGTCGGTAATAGATCCGCCAAAGAGAGCGACCGGATCTCCATTAGAGTCGTTTACGTAAACGGTCACGCCTGAGTTGATCGCCGGAGCGATAGCGGAGTCATCTAGATTGATGAGAGTTAAATTGCAATAACCCGCGATGGCTTGCGTGTAAATATCATTGCGACCAGATCCTAGATTGAGATTAGTAAGGGACACATCTTTATACTCGACTCCATCGATTTTGATGCTCCACGTCGGCGTCCAGATCGTCATGCGAAGGCGAACCTATTTGCGCCTAAAGTTCCGCGGGCATTTGACCGGTTGAGTACGTCGACGATTGTTCGAGCTGTGCCTTCCGCGTCGATGGCTCCGTTCACGGTTATGTTGAAGGTACTACCCATTCCGCCATTGGGAACGATTGTCCCGTTCGAACTAGGGACGAACATCTCTGCTCCACGCTCGCCTACAACGTAAGACTTGCCAGCCGACACTGAACCACCTTCGGCGCGAAAGCCACCAAAAGCAGAACTGATCGCGTTACCTATGCCTTTGACGACCGGATTATTGGCAACCAAAGAGATCAAGGATTGAATTGCACCCACGACGCTTTTAACGATGCCAAAGAGTTTTTCAAATCCGCTGATCAAATTACCGACCACATTGATGACAACTCCCAACGCGATACCGATTCCTTGAATGGCTAATTTTAAGACTCCACCAAGCAACGGTGCCACAAAGTCTTTCAAGAATTTAAAGAGCGCCGTAAACTCTTCTTTATTGGCCATCACCGCGTCTTTAATCTGATCAAACGCGAACTTGAAGCCTTCGAGTACAGGCTGGAATATATTTGTGATGAGATTGATGTAGGTTTTGAAGGCGTTGGTCAATCCGTCTTTGCCACCAACAGAATCAATAAATCCTGCAACGGCTGGAATCACCGTATTCACAATTGTATTTATCATCGGAGTAATTGCATCTAACACAAAGGATCCGATGGTCTCTTTTCCTTCATCGAATGCAACGCGGAGACGAGCCAACTTGCCAGCGAATGTATCCGCTTGAATAGTCGCTTGTCCGCCAAAAGTAACCGCTAGGGACTTTGTAACTTCGTCCATCGACATTGTCTTGAGTTGAGCGGCTGTGAGTCCTACGCCTAATCTTGAAAGCGCTCCGGTATTACCTTCGGCGGCGCGAGCCATTGCATTCGTTACCGCTTCGAGTGACTTACCCGATCCGGCGGCAACATCTATGGCAACCTTCTGAAGTTTGAGAGCCTCGTCCGAATCCTTAGTGGCGCGGACAAACCTTTCGAAGCTCGGACGAAGTTGATCGTCGGTAAGTCCGGTTAGAAGTGAAGTCTGGAGAATCTGATTTTCTACCGCAGCGATTTGGGCATCGGTTGCGTTGGTAACATTTTGTAACGTTGTGGCTAATTTTGCCTGAGCCTGCTCATCCGCGATCGCAGATTCCACGCCTTGCTTTAAAAGTACCGCACCGTAGGCAAGAGCGGCTGCACCGGCGACGGCAAACGCTGCACCAGCCATCTTTCCAAACTTGGCAACTTTGTCGCCGAACCCTTGAACTTCGGCTTCTGCGCCTTTTACTCCGCGCTTTAACTCATCGAAATCCGCGTCAAAAGTAATCTTAACTTTTGGAATACCAGCCATTAGTCGAGTCCTACCTTTCGAATGATCGTCTGGATTATATCGATGTACTCTTTTGCAACGATTGGCGTGTAGTAATCAACCGCCGGATTAATCCAATATCCGCGCTTGTTACGAGCAGCCTTGAATCGGTTTGAATAGGCTCGACCGAGTGAGTCTGTGCCTTTGCCGGATCCGTACTCGGTTCCCCACAACAGCGCACCGGCTGGCGCGGATTGTTGCCGCACCTTTGCGCCTTTGCCAGACTTGGATTGCTCACCGCCGTATTTACGACCGACCTTCTTGGATCCACCTACGTCAACTCGAATCAAGCGATCTCGTTTAGCGGTAATCGATTTAGCAACGAGCTTCGTCTGTGGCGACGGAGCCGATTGGCTAAACATAAAGAGTTGACCGGCTAATCGTTGAGACAACGGATACGCAGCATCTCGAACTTGGTTCTGGGTTTCTTTGTCTAACAAGTTAAGAGTTTGGATCAAGTTACGGAGTGCAGCGGGTTCGACTTGGATGGCAAAAGTTCCTTGTTTACTTGCCATTCCTTTTCTCCAATATCTCGATTGCGGTGTAGATCTGCTCCGCCGTTTCCCATTCTTTCATTGGTATCCCTGTCGCGATTGCGAGTTCTACCAAGACTCGATTTAGGCTTCCGGCGGCGTAACTTTTGGGCTATCCACTTCCTCGGATCGAATATCGTCCACCGTATCGCACCAGACTTCGTAAGGCTTTATAGGTTGTCCGGCAAGCTCGCGCTTTTTAGCGTTGTACGCCAAGAAAAGCAGATCATCAAGCCCGACGTTCTCGCCGAGTTGTGTAACCTTCAAGCCTGTCTTACGTTCCCACTTTACGAATTCCGGTGTCGATGCGGTGAACGACTCCGAGTCCCCTGAGAAATACGTGATTGTGATTCCTGTTTTCATGCTCCCGATTTCCTATCTCTTAGCTGAATGTTTCGGTTGGTGTTCCCACTACTTGAAAGGATAGTGAGACGGTCTGTGCATCCGGCGCTGAACCGCCGATGTTTGGGAACGTAGGCAAGATATTGCAAGCGAACACGGCTCCAGTTGCTGCAGTGATCGAAGCAGCCAGAGTTGTATTCGGTGCGGATTCTGTAGCCGTCCAAAGCGATTCGCATAGTGAACCGGTTGCGCCCCAGTCAGCGAGCATTTCTACATTGAGCGTCCAAGAATCATCTATGGCTTTGTAGGCGCGACCGTCTAAAGTTTGGTACGTTTCGATGACGTGATCGGCTTCAAGTGATACTGATGTGGCTTGTGCGTCGTAATTTACGGTAGCGATCGTCAATACTAGATCGCGTCCGGTGATGACGGTCGTTGGCATAATTACTCCTAATTAGTTTGAGTGTATTGGGTTGAGAGTTCGATCTCGGACATCAGAATCTCTGAAGCTCCGATCGTCATTGGGACGGGATTAGACACGGATCCCACCGTGTAACCTGACGGAATAACCGCCAGAATGCTTATGATCAACTTCTCGATGTTGTCGAGTGCCGATGCGTTGGAGTACATAGCGACTCCGATGGTGAGTACAAGATTTACTTTGACGCGTGTAGAAGTCCCGATTAGGTTTGGCTCAAGATAAGGCGTGTTAGGTACAACCGCGGCAAAGGGAACGATTGGCGCTTCCGGTACTGCGTCGTAGGTATTAGCTGCAACTCCGGCGATCGCCGTCTTAAGAGCGCCTCGAACGTTGACCGCGATAGATGATGCGGTCATGCCAACATCGCTCCGGTATCAAGTGACTTGCCTAGAATGCCGATGACCCTGTTTAGAAGTGATCGACCCATTCTGTACGGAGTTACTTGGAAATCAACGCCTTCAATTTGACCACCGGCAGCGGTGATCGATTGGAATACTTCAACTGAGACGACGATGATCGCTTCGTAAACGGCTGGATTTGACGCGTAGATCGTAGCTGCGTCCTTGCCTGAAAGATAAGTGTCGCCGTGTGGAATGACGGCGTTCGCGTTAATGTCCGCGTTTGTCTTTGCATAAGAAAACTGATATTCGCCATCGACGGCGGTAACGGTGTAAGTGCCGTTAAATGTTGCGTCAACGCCAGAGACGACGACACTTGATCCCACGATGTAATTGTGTGGAGTGTTGGTCAGTAGCGTGGCAACGTTTGAAGCGATCCGGCGATTTGTAACGGCTGAGGAATACGAGACTAGAAGTGGCAAGATCACCAGTTCGCTAGTGTCGATTATTTTTGTTAGATAAGCGTCATTGTAGAGAGAAGAGCTTACGCCTAGCACAGAACGAAGTTCTGACGGAGTGACGAGTGGCATAAGCCCTTCCCTTTCTACTGCTGAGGCGACTCGGGAGCGAACCGCCTCATGATTGATGTGTTATGGATCAGGTCTTATTTACGCCGAAAGCGCCAGCGCCGATCTTTGTCGCCACTGCACCAAACGAGTAAACGCCCACTGTGATGGATCCGTCTGCTGTTGACTCAGCGCGTAGTTGATACGAAGGTGATTCGTACCATGTATATGAATCTGGATTGATGATCATGATTGAGTCATCGGTGTCTGTTGTCGCCGCTGTGTTAGCAGTTACGTAGAGATCAAGTCCCGCCACACGACCGCGAAGGCTTGTAGGTGTTGCAAGGCCAGGTTGGTTCATTGGCTGAGTTACTTCGTTGTAGATCGGACGACCTGAATCATTTAGTGACATCAAGTTTGACCACTGTGAAGTGTTTACCAAGATGTTGCGAGCGAATGGATTTGCAAGTCCCGCTGTTGCGGCGTAAACACTTGCTGCACCGCGACCGATGAACGCTAGAAGTTCTGCGGCTGTTGGATATGTTGCGATTGATGTCGCGTCTGCGGTTGCACCGGATACCAAGATGCTATTTGTATATGTGTCTTGCTGCTTTGCCATTGCCGCGACCATATTGCTGAGAAGTTCATTGAAGAACACGGGAGAAGTTCTTTGCAGCAACTCCACTGAGAATTTCTGCTGTCCCGCGAACTTTTTGACATCCACTGAAACGAAGGCGGAGTTTTGGTCTGTCTCTGTGAACGCTGCATCTTCTGCAACGGTTCCGACGGCTGGTGCAACTGTGATCTTTGGAATCTCGAAAGTCATACCGGCATCTGGAAGGTTGCCGCGTGAGATCGCATCGATTGATGGACGGACGGTTGTTGATAGCCCATTGATTACTTCGGCAAGCTGGCGGGTGGGAACCAGACCTGCATTGTCGGTCGTATTATCTGCGGCCATAATGTATTGGCGAGCAGACTCGTTACCCATAGCCGCTTGGATCTTGTTTTCAAGATATTTTGCGGCTGTGATCTCGATGCGTGGTGTTGAATAAGCGACAGATTTAACTGACGCTGTTACTGACTGCGCGGCTTCGACCGTCTCGACGGTGTCCGCGTTTGTGACGGTGTTTTCCACTTCGTCTCCTTCTGTTGTTGGTGTTGGTGTTGCTTCTGCTTCTGCGGGTGCAGATTCAGAATCTTGTTCGCCTTCATTTGCGGCGACTTCAGCGACACGGGCTGATCGGACGGCGGGTTCGGATACCAAAGCGACTCCGGTAAGTTCTCCCGCTAGTACGCGCATCGTTCCGTTCTTTTCTTGGACGTAGTCATCGACAGCCAATTCAATCGAGAAGCCGTCACGAAGTCCGTCCATAGCTTCGACAAGGGCGTCTGTACCCGCAGTCGTGTTGGCGATTTTAAAGGTTGCATTGATCGCGCCGTCTCCGTCGAGAGACATCTCCATCGTCTTTCCGATTCTGCGCGTACGGTCATGCTCAAGGTTTAGAAATACGTTCTTTGGTTCGATGGATCCTTTTGCGAATACCACTTTTCCCGTTGACGCGTTCGCTGGCTCTTCAAATGCCACGATGCGTCCGGTGATTGTGCGCGACTCGGAATCAGCCGCGGTGATAGTCATAGGTGTTGTTAGCTTCATCCGATCATGTCCTCTTCTTCTCTTATTTCGTCGATACTCATCGCACCGATGCGATTTAGAATTTCGTACACTTGCGCTCTTTCGTAAGGGTTGCCGCGCAAGAAATCGTCTAGGTCGTACCGGATATATTGCGATGCCGGAGTGAAGTCTGTGAGTGAAAGTCTTTGCTCGATGATCGTAAGCACCGGACGAATCGAGAAGTCGATAAGGTCGCGCCGTTGATTTACAGCGTTGGAGTACGTCATGCTGGATGGATCAGCCGATGCAAACCAAGCCGGTAAACCAATGGCGCGACAAAGTTCAAGCGCGAGATATTGTCTCGCCTCATTCATCTGGAGATTTTTGGGATCGTATCCAATCGTGTCCATTTTGATGTCTGCATTTAAGAACGTCACGGCTTTCGATGCTTTGTTCTTGAAAGCGTTGATTAGAGTTGCAACGCGATCCTTTGGAAGTTGTACGCCGTTAGATGACAAGACGATTTGTGGAATCGGATTTAAAGCAAAGTCATAAGCCGCTTTCTCAAGCGCGTGTGCGGATCGAACTGTCCGACCAGCGCGATTGAGTAAACCTTCCTGCATATTTCCGAAGACCACTAGATCCTCAGGCGCTATTGAATATCCATCAACACGATACGCGTCGATTTCTGTACCGAGTCCATTAGTTAATACTTCAACGCGTTCCGGTGCAATTCTTTCCATCGATTGGATTCTGCCCGTGTCTGCATAACGAGATAACACTCTCGCATACGCTGCGGGTCTGAAAAGTAGATCTTCCGCAATCCACGCCCAGAACTCTGCTCCGGTGATTCGTGGATCTGGTTGATTGATTACGCGAAAAGATGGAACGGTCTCATTTGTTTCTTTCACTTTTGTTTCAAGTGGCAACGAAGCAACTGTGGAGCAGATGATTCCTCTGGCGCGAGCGATTACCGGTACGCCCATCGCTTCGGATCGTGTAGCTGATTGCCCGTAAGCAAAGTACGGCGCACCTAGAGCGTCGATCGAGTTAACCGGCGCAAGTGCGGCATCGACGTTTACTTCGCTCACCGGAGTCGGCGCGGTGATAAAGAAATCTTTGATAGCCATGTCCCTAATTTTAGAGACCCGCTATATCTAACCGATCATGATGTCAAGATCCGTCTCTGGGCGTGTCGCGTAGTGTGTGACGAGCGCAGATGCAACCGTCGCGCACACAGTCGACTGAGAAGCTCGACGACCAATCGTCCATCCACCATCTCCAAAGGGTAATCGAGCCGCCGAGAGAATCTGCTTGGTTAATTCCGCCTGATTGCCATGTCGTAGACGTTTCGATGTGATCGCTCCTAAAAGTTCATCGCAAGATTGACCGTACAGCGCCCCGTCTATATCAGCGATTGGGATGCCGGCTGGTTGAAGTCTAGCCGCGATCGCAGACGATGTTCGGCGTGAATACGCGATAACTTCGACCGGATATTCTTGGAAGTGTTCGGCGATGTCGTTAGCAATCGCCTTATCGTCCAACGAAATCGGATTGTGCCAAGTTCGTAGTAGTTTTACAAAGAACTCACCATCGCCCATTTGCTGAGCGAGTACCAGAGCCGCATCGCGCCGATCCGGTGAGCAATCAAGTCCGAACCAGACGACTTTCTCGCGATCGACTTCATGGCCATCGAGTCCACATTCAGCCCATTCACCGGCGGGAATAGCGCTGGAGATAGTTTGTACCCATCTGCACAATACCTCGGTACGGACAACGTCGGCGGGATCGTTCATCACAGCTCGAAGGTTGTCGATGTGTACGGTGTGACCAAGCGCGGGATTTGCCATAGCCGCACCCGCCCAGAATTTAGGCGAGTCGTCGATCTTGTCGTAATCACTCGACCATTCAAAATATCCGATGTCATCCGTTGATCCACCAGCCGCACCGATACCGCGTTCCCTGATTTGGTTGAGAACAAGGCTGTGTTGGTCTCCGGCGTTGGAATAAGACCATAATTGCGGATTCTCCGCGGCCATCATCGTGTATCGGAGCGAAGCCCACGTAGTCTCATCCTTGAGTTCGCGGGTCTCGTCGATGTGAACGGTCGATGGCTTAGATATACCACGCGCCGCCGACGCTCCCGCCTTGACCATGTAGCGATTTCCGTTTAGGCACTCGATCTCTTCTGAGCCATGCGCCCACCGGATACGTTTGACTTGTTTAGCCAGACCGTCGTTCGACTCAATCGTCTGGACGAGATCCCGAAAAGTCTCCAGTGACGTCGTCAACCGATGAGCCGTACCAATTTGGAGTTTGTTGTCCCACTCGAATAATCCCATCAGGATCCGCTGCTTCATAAATGTCGTCTTGCCTTGTTGTCTGGCTACGACCAATTGGACGAGCGGGTGTAGCCATCGGCCATCGGGCTTGTACCGGTGCGCCTCGATCGCCAGCCATTCTTGCCACGGCATCAACGGGAATCCAATCGAATTAGAGAAGTCGATCAACTCTTGCCCACGCGTAGGCAACTCTGGGCGCAGGCGTGAGTGGATTCTGGGAGTTACGCGGCCATAAAGCGTCTGTGGAGTGGTCTCCAAAGCCTCTGTGAGCCGATCTGAGCCTAGTTCGACCAGTTGGAGCCTAGTTGTACCGTCTTGAGCCATCTCAATGCCTTCTTGATTCGTTTGGTGGTGAAAGAGAACCGC